CTCGGCGCAGCTCGACAAGCAGCAGGTGGCCCTGGCCAAGTCCGCCATGGACGAGCAAAAGGCCTTGAACAGCCTTCTGGGGGCCATCGACCCGGCCCGTGCTGCACTGGCGAAGCTAGATACGCAGGTCGAGCAACTGGGCAAACACCTGGACGCCGGCCGCATCAGCCAGGATCAGTACAACACTGCCTTGAGCAAGATCGACAAGGACTACGCCAAGCTCGAAAAGACCACCACCGGTTTCGACAAACTTCGCCTCGGCACCCGCCAGGCGCAGGAAAACGTAGTGCAGTTGGGCAATGCTCTCTCCTCGGGCGACTGGGGTAGCGGTGTGCGTGCGGTTGCTCAACTGGGTGCCGGCGCTGGAGCAGGCGCCGCCGGGTTGCTCGCAATCCTGGGGCCGATGGCGCTTGCAACGGCTGCTGTTGGCGGCCTCGCATACGCCTACTACAAGGGCAGCGAGGAACAAGATAACTACAACAAGTCGCTGATCTTGACCGGCAATTACGCTGGTACAAGCGCCGGCCAGCTTGCCGATGTAGCTCGTCAGGTTAGTGCAACCGTGGGCATCACTGGCGCGGCTGCCTCGGCTCTGGCCCAATTGGCCGGATCAGGCAAGATCGCGAGCGGCAGCTTCCAGGAAATCGCCGAAGCTGCACTGGAAATGGAGAAGGCGACCGGAAAGTCAGTCGATTCAACCATCGCCGAGTTTGAGAAGATCGCGGACGACCCGGTAGCTGCCGCTAAGTCGCTGAACGATCAGTACCACTTCCTGACAGCTTCGGTTTACTCGCAGATCGTTGCGCTGAAGGAGCAGGGCGACACCATCGGCGCTACCAAGCTGTTGACCGACACCTACGCAGACACGATCAAAGATCGATCCACCCAGATCATCCAGAACCTCAGTCTATGGGAGCGGGCGTGGAAAGGTGTCGGTGACGAGACCAAAAAGACCCTGGACGCGCTGAGCGATATCGGTCGTGCAGAGAGCGCTCAAAAGCAGATCACTGATCTGACTCAGAAGCTCGCTTATCTGAAATCGACGGTGGGTACTGGTTTTGAGGACGGCGACGCCAAGCAGCGCATCGCGGACATTGAGCAGGAGCTAACATTCCGTAAGCAGCAACTGGATACCGAGCGGGCGATTGGATCTGCTCATCGGCTCGAGGGTGAGACTCAGAAGGCAGGTCTTGAGGCGGCAATTCGCCTGAAAGCTCAGAACGACGCAAATCTCACTCCTCTGGAGAAGCGCAACAAGCTGCAGAAGGAGTATCTGCGCGACGTTGAGGCATTGCGCAAAGCCAACCCGAACGATGAGAACGTCACCCCTGCGGCTGTCGCCAAGGGCCTGGCCAACATCGCTGAGAAGAACAAGGACCCGAAAGCAGCTGGCACCCAAGTTGATCTGACCAGCTTCAACAACGCCAAGAACGACCTGGCGGCGATCACCGACACCTACAAGAACTACCAGAAGGAACTGGAAGCGGCGCAGAAGGCAGGCCTGCTGTCTGAGGAAGATTATCTGCTGCGGCGCCAGGCGCTGATCGGGAATCAGCTCGACCAGACAACGGCAGCCTACGAAGCAGAGATTGCGGCGCTTGAGGCCGCCAAGGGCAAGAAGTCCACGTCGGCGCAAAGCATCCAGCTGGACCAGAAGATTGCCGACGCGCGCGCAGGAATGGTTAAAGCGCAGAAGGATGCCGACAGCCAGCTTGAAGTGCTCGCCACCAATGAAACCGGGCGCCTGGCAAAGCAGGAGCGGGCGATCAGCACGTACGTGCAGGCGCTGGGGCAGCAACAGCGGGCTTTGGAACTGGCAGGCCAGCGCGCAGTGCTCGGCGTGGGGCAGGGCGATCGACAGAACGCGCTCAGCGGCGAACTGAACAGCCAGCAGGACCGGTTTGCTCAGCAGTCGCTGGAGCTTGCCAACCAGAAATCTGACCCATCGCGGAACATGTCGGAGGAAGAGTTTAAGCGCAAATCGCAGGCTCTCGCAGACGCGAACAAGGCCGCGACGAACCAGATCCGGCAGAACTACGCTGATGTGGAGAACGCCCAAGGCGATTGGACGAAGGGTGCAACGGCTGCGTGGGACAACTACCTGGATTCGGCATCCAACATTGCGGGCCAGACCAAGAGCTTGTTCGGCAACGTCTTCAGTTCCATGGAGGACTCAATCGTCAACTTCGCGATGACCGGGAAGCTGTCCTTCGGCGACTTCACCAAGTCGATCTTGGCCGACATGGCGCGTATCGCTACCCGCCAGGCCAGCTCGGCACTGCTGGGCAGTCTGGTTGGCGCGGCGGCGAGCTACTTTGGGGGCAGCGCTGCTGGTGGAGGAAATGGTTTGGCTGCCGGGTCCGCCGGTGCCACGTCGTCAAACCTCGGGGCATCATCTGCCGGATACTCCAGCACCTACTTTCCGCAAGCCAAGGGCGGCGCATGGTCGGGCGGTGTGCAGATGTTCGCCGACGGCGGCGCGTTCACCAACTCCATCGTCAGCAAGCCCACGGCGTTCGGCATGGCCAACGGCAAGACCGGCGTCATGGGCGAAGCTGGGGAAGAGGCGATCATGCCGCTGACCCGGACATCCAGCGGCAAGCTTGGTGTTATGGCTATGGGCGGCGGTGGTGCTGGTGGCACGCAGATCAACGTCGAGGTGCATATCGATGGTGAAGGTAACGCATCGTCAGCCGCTGACGCGCCTGGCTACGACCTGTTCGGCAAGGAGCTGGCGACGTTCGTAGAGCAGAAATATCAGGAGCTGCGGAGCAGGGACATGCGCCAGGGCGGCGTCATCAACAACGCAATCAAGGGGCGATGATGGCTATCGAACGATTCACCTGGGCAACGGAGAAAGGCGCGGAGGGCGATATTGCCCAGCGCGTCCGCTCCAAGAAGTTCGGAGATGGCTACGAGCAGTCGGTCGAGGATGGCCTCAACAACCGATCGCAAACCTGGCCGGTGACCTTCACCGGTTTGAAGGGGCGCATCAAGGAGATCATGGCGTTCCTCGACCGGCACAAAGGGGCGAAGGGGTTCCTCTGGGAGCCGCCCCTGGGTGAGCTTGGCCTCTACAAGTGCAACGGCTACAAGCCAGTGCACCGCGGCGGCCAGGTATACGCCATCACTGCGACTTTCCAGCAAACCTTCCATCCCTGAGACAACCGCACATGGCATTGATCACGGACATCCAGAAACTGGAGCCCGGCGGCGAGATTCGCCTGTTCGAAATTGACGGTACCGAATACGGCGCCGATTACTTGCGCTTCCACGGTCACGCTATCCCGCACACGCCAGAGGAATTGCTGGCCTACGAGGGCTCCGAAGAGGACCTGCCCGCCAAGTCTATTATCTGGCAGGGGCAGGAGTATGCAGCCTGGCCGGTGCAGATTGAGGGTATTTCCTCGAGCAGCGATGGCACCGCCTCTCGGCCGACCTTCGCCGCGGGCAACGTCAACGGGCGCGTCACGGCGCTGTGCCTGGCTTTCGAGGACATGCTCAAGTTCAAGCTGACGGTCCGTGAGACGCTAGCCCAGTACCTGGATGCGGCGAATTATCCGGAAGGCAATTCAACTGCCGACTCAACCCAGGAGGCGCTGGAGATCTGGTACATCGACCAGAAAACCAGCGAGGACGGCGAGGCGGTGGTATGGGAGCTCTCCTCCCCGGGTGAGATCGATAACCACGGTCTGCCCGGGCGCCAGATGACGACGTTTTGTCACTGGGCCATGACAGGGGGATACAGGGGCCCTGACTGTAACTACACGGGGACAGCGATGTTTGATGACGAAGACAACCCCACGGATGACCCCTCGAAGGATCAGTGCAAGGGCTGTCTGTCGTCCTGCAAGCTCAGATTCGGCGAAAACGAAGAGCTAAATTTCGGTGGATTTCCCGCTGTGAACTTGATCAGCAGGAGTTGACTATGCGCAAGCACATCATCGCGGCGATCCAGGCGCACGCTGCAACCGAGTACCCGAAAGAGTGTTGCGGGCTGTTGTTGGCGATAGGGCGCGCGCAGAAGTACTTCCCATGCAGGAACATCGCCACAGAGCCGAACGAAGAGTTTCGGCTAGATCCCGAGGATTACGCCGCGGCGGAAGATTTGGGCGAGGTGATCGGGATCGTTCACTCGCACCCGGATGCCACCAGCCGGCCGTCACCGCATGACTTGGCCATGTGCGAGGCCACGGCCTTGCCCTGGCACATTCTGAGTTGGCCCGAGGGCGACCTTAGGTCGATCACGCCAACGGGCAGCACGCCGCTGCTCAATCGCCCATTTGTTCATGGGGTTTGGGACTGTTGGGGTATTTGTGCCGAGTGGTACCAGCGCGAATGGGGTCTGGAATTCGAAGCCTTCAAGCGCGCCGACGGCTGGTGGGAAAACGCGGAAAGCGCCAGCCTGTACGAGCAACACTACGAGGCGGCCGGGTTTGTACGCGTCGACCGGCCGCAGCGCGGCGATCTGATCGTCATGCACGTCGGGCGGACGGTTCATCCGAATCATGCCGGGATCTACCTCGGCACCGATCCGGTGCTACCAGGGGAAGAGTCGGGCGCCTTCGGGCCTGGGCCGTTCCTGCTGCACCACCTTTACGGACGACCTTCAGAAATCATCGTCTTCGGCGGTCCCTGGCATGAACGAACACGCCTGATCCTCAGGCACAAAGACGTAATACAACCAACATGATGTGGCATTGGCTTAGGAGGCGAGCGTGAGAGAATTATCAAATTGGCTCACGGCGCAAAGTCACGCGAACCTGGCGCGCTTTGCAGAGCGGTTGCCTCATGAGTTGGAACAGGTAATCGTAACCAGTGCGATGACTGAGGCTGCCATGGAGTACATCTACAGCCTCTACGATCCGTTAATGTCCACTCACCTCTTGGAGGAGGTATTCCGGATCATGGCAGTTCTTCAGCCGAAGGTTCTGGCAAAGACAGAAGTGCCTCATTCACCTTGAACGAGATAGCGTCTAGATTGGCAAAAACCTTTACGAGAGCATGTTCGGGAATGTCAGGATGCTGAATCAGGCCGGCGAACAAACTCAAAGCCGAAAACGTTGTTATCAAACCCACCGAAAGCTGCTTGAGACTGTGCAGGCTGAATTCCTTGGCGAAAGCTGAGTCATCGCTGTTCCTGCGCATGATGTTAGTGGCTTGGGCAGCCTGCTCTCCCTCGGGAGAAGGTGTCCATTGCCAATGTGCGACCTCGTTTCGCAATAGCGATAGCTTCCGATATTCGCCGATAGCTTTCGAGAGCCTTGCGTTCAGCTCAGAACTGATTGGCGGTTGCTTCGCTTTCGCCATGTCGAGGATGGCTTTTGTCATGCCTCCGGCTTTCAGGTTCAGGGATTGAATCAAGATGTACGCAGTCGCGGCGGATACTCCGGAGAGCGTCACGAATAGGTCAAGAAGAGGTGGGTCGCATAGAGCGTGATTAATGACGATCTGCCCAATCTCCTGCTTCATTTCATCACTGGGGCCTGCTCTATAGCCCCAATTTTCGTATTCGTTGCCCATAGCGACCTCCAGGTCCTAAACGCGCCGATATTGGCGCAACCCCAGTCCTTTGGCTTGCAGGCGAAGGACTAAAGTATTGCCGAGCCTTTCTTTATTTTTTTGGGGATGGTGGTGGTGGTGGTGGTGGTGGTGAAAAAAAATTATCTGGCAGTTTTTTCGTGTTTTTTGGCGAGCTATTGAATTCTTCGTTCCCGGTTACATTTTGCAGTTTATCTGCGATTTTCTTATCATTGCTCATCTTTAACTTCTTCAATGAATTCAATAAACTTAATGTCTGAAATATTAATAAGTATTGAGTTGATTTGGTTGTTTGTGTACGTCTTCGTATCATCCATCCAGCGGGGATTTCCTATCCATATCACTCCTGTTGATATTTCGTTTGGATATGATTTGACTGCGCCGCATAGGCGCCTGTCGTCTTTAAAGTTTACAATTACTTTGCTTTCTGAGTTCTGCCTTAAAATATGTATAAAGTCATCTGCAGATGCTTTTTTTGTTATTTTGTATCTTCTGGCCTTGTCGAAAATTATATCGCGATTGCTTGCGTAAGCTAAAGCGCAACCCATAATTGTTGCGAGAATGATTGAGTATATAGTTGTATGCTCGGCGCCCCACTCTCCAAAGCTTACGAAATGGCCTAGAAAATAAAAAAGCTTTTCTAATAGTCCAATCATTAGGCTTATTATTGCTGTAAGAACTAGCGCTTGAATTACTCGCTCAAACTGAGTGGGCTTAGGTGCTGATGCAAACCAGTAAAAAGTCATCATTGCAAAGAAGCCAGGAAGTAACTGCTGTAAAAGCGGAATGATTTTCTCTGAAACGTCGTCCATTGAACGGGCGGCCTGTCCTAGGGTGGCTGAGGTCAAAATGCTACTATCTGACGCTGTCGTATTGCCACTGGTATTCCATCCACGCTGGATGCCTGGCCAGGTTCAGGTTACAGTCGGCACCTCAATGGACAAGGAGATGGTCATGCGGATATCAAGGTTTTTCGCCGTAGTCGCTTTGGTGCTGGCTCTCTCAGGATGTGCCGGAACAAGTTTTTCCTATGATGACGCCAGAAAGGTTCAGGTTGGCATGACTGAGGAACAGGTGACCCAAATCATGGGCCCGCCGTACTCAGTGGTCTCCCGCACCGATGGCCAAATGTGGATTTGGAGCCACGCGAACGGCATGACCGGCGCGAGCCGCGTGATCTCTTTTCGCCTGGTAGACGGTAAGGTTGTGGAAGTCCCAACCATTCCCGCGAGCTTCAGATAACCAAAGAGGGAACGAAATGCGGATTTTGATAGCGGCGGTAGCGGTGGCTGCATCTTATTCGACAGCCTCAACGGTGATGGCCTCTGACGACTTCAAGGTGCAGGTTCTTACTCGGGCTCTCGCTTATCGTGAATGTGTAGAGTCATATGCTCGTGCTCACTCGGGCCCAGGCGCATCCCCGACTGAGATTGCAGACGCCTCGAATGTTAGGTGTCAAAAACAGTTTGAAGAGTTCAGGAGCTACTATCAGGCCAACATCGTAGATAACTTCCCTGTTGACGCATCCAGCGCAAAATCTAAAAACGTCTCGACTCAAGCAAAATCGTATCTGCAGACGCAGATGACTCAAAGCTTGAAGGAGGTGCAGGATGCTGCTAAAGGCGAGGCGGCGGCCATAGTGATCGATCAGAGAAACCGATGATTACAAAGCCCGGCCGAGTGCTCGACTTTATGCATCTAGCACCTTCTTAAGTAGTTTTTAGGCTTTCAAATTTTTTGAAAAGTTTAATGTTGCGTCACCGATCAACTGAATTTCTTCGTCTGATACGTTAAGTAGCTCCTGTAGTTTCTCTGTGCGTTCATTAAGTCCTAAAATATGTTTTTCCATGGTTTCTGGCGTAAATATTTGCTTTATGCTTGCTCCGCCATCGTATTTAATAAAGGTTAGTTTGCTTGGATCACCTATGATGATGATTCCATGCACAATAGTGTTGCGATGCGCAAAGCCCTCCGTTTTCTGCAATAATTTTATTGTATCTCTATCTGGGGTGTCTTTAAGTTTTAAAAGATTTATCAAAAGCTGAACGCGTGGTTGGAATTGTAGCTTTCCCGTTGTAATTACGGCTTTGGCAGGTGTAATGCCCAACTCTTTCATGATCGCAGTTTGGATAACAGTCTCAAGGACTGACCAAGCCACCATGAATACTCCGTAGTAATGGATTAGTCTTGACTGTGAATGAGAAATAGCTGGGGTAGCGTGAGGTATATTTTGCATGAGTTTCTCGTGGTTATTAAGATGAGGATGTTTCGTGAAGTGCGGGTATGCAGGTTAGTGCTTTGTTACTTAGCTTCTTGGAAGGCTCAGTAACACTCCAATCATTGGGCGATCTCCCCAGCCACCGGAAAGCTTGGCTTTTGTCTGAAACCTCCAGGCGCCCGTGACACTCATGTCGGCGACTTGCTGATGAAAGTCTGCTGCCGCGTTGCGGGGTAGATATCCGACCTTCGAGCCCTCGATGTAGACAGCGCAAGCGTTATGGTCGTAAGGGTTCTCTGGCTCGGCGACTATGTCTGCTACGAAGTCATTGTCGGTAGCCATATGACGACCATTTCGTAGTTTTCGAAGGGCTGGCTGATAGTGGGACTCGCCAACGACGTCGAATGCACACGCATGTCCTCCGGTGATCTTTCCGGTGAGTGGTGGTAAATCTGCCTCAACTGTAGTGGCTTTCTTGGCACGCTTCTTTTTCGACTCAGCCGCTACGGGATCCGCGGGCGGTTTTGGAGGCGCTACCGCTGGCTTTAGAGCCTGGTTGTTGGAAGTTCGGGGGCTAGAAGCTTGAGGGGGCTGAGCGTTCGCGGCCGCGGCCAGCCGGTTAGCCCTTGCATGACCGATCTTTAGGAGGCGAGCCAGCTCGTAAGGCGTTTTGGGGCCGGTTATGGCTACGAGGTTTCTAGCTTCGACGAGTAATTCATCATCCTGATCGTCAGCGGGCAAGCCGGAGGCTGAATGGGGTTCAGTTGTCGAGCTCACGCTCCGCAAGAAGATGCGTTTCCAACACGACATTCAACGCTCCTTGTTGTGCATTCTGTGTTGGGGAGGCTAAAACCAAGTGCCCCGGTATCGTGATCGATTACTTGAAATTACGCTCATAGAGCAACTCGTTGCAGCGACGTGCGACCGTTAAGAAAAACCATCCGTTCAATGCCAAGCCTCCCAACAGAAGGAATGCCAGAACGGCTTTGAGTGGGAGGCCATGAGTCTGTGAAATATCGACTAATTCTGGCGTTACCTTCCAGACAACCGACACATAGAACGATCCAATGAGAAAGCTTGGACCTCCAATAAAGGCGAGGGCCCAGTCGTTCAGATCTGCCAAGGTCTTCTTTGGACGATTACGCCATGCAACAGAAATAGCTTTGAGGAATTTCATAGTGACTACTCCATGCTGGTGACTAAAGAAGCCCGGCGGGCCCGGATTGGTCATTAGATTCAGTTGCGGTGGCGATCACCATAACTGGATAAGCGCTACTTAAATTTGATCGACTCCAACAGGCTCAATGCCGCCTCTGAGGCGTTATCTGGATCTCGAGATGCCTCTGCTGCGATCTCGAGGTATCTTCCCAAAACCTCGCCAGGAGTAAGGCCCAGCTTTTTCGCTACGTCGATAAGCGACTGGTACGAATCGGGGGTAGCAGCAACTGTCAGCGACTTATCTGAGCTGTCATCGAATGCCAGCTTTATGCGAACAGTCTCTTCTTCATCTTTTTCGCCCGCCAGCTCTGAGACGCTGACTTCAAGCGCTTCTGCCAGATCATAGAGGTCGTCTGTGCTTGGGGAGAGTTCGCCATGCTCAAATTCATTCAGCACCGATACATCAATGCCAGTTCGCTTGGCCAGGAGGCGCAGGCTAATTTTTTTTCTGCAGCGCAATTCGAGAAGCCGGCTGGAAAATCCGTCATACAACTCAACAGTTGGACGACTCTCTTCTTCCCCCTGGAGCTCTTTGACTGACACACCAAGAGCGTCGCCCAGCCTCATCAGAACCTTCAAGCGCGGCTTAGACTGGCCCGACTCGTATTTCGAAATCATCGACCAAGCGACTCCAGCCATTTCTCCAAGCTGGCGCTGGGTAAGCCCTTTTTGCGCTCGTAGATTGGCGAGCTTTTCGGCGAAATTGTTCTTCATGAAAACCTTCAACACCCTGCATTAGGCGAATTTAGCCTAGCGCAAGGGTACGTGCGGGCGTCCTTCAAATGCAACAAACGGAACAATGTTGTTGACAGAAGAAACAAAAGAAACAAAACTACACAAACGAAACATCGGCAAGGAGCTTTGAATGAGCGCTACGAAAGAGAAGAAGGTGGTTGGGGTTCGGTTGATAGATTTGATGCGGGAGACGCTCAGCATCAAGGCTGAACAGAATGGTCGCAGCCTGAGCGGTGAAATCGTATTCCGGCTGAGAAAATCCCTGGAGCAGGAGATGGAGCATGAAAAACAGCAGGCATAAAAAAACCCCAAAGCTGGCGGGCGATGGGGTTCTGGTTAACGAGATCAACTTCGAGGAAGAAATCGTCATGAGCGATATTAGCACAGCTGTATCCAATGTCATCCCCTTCAAGTTCGGCAAGCAACAGGTACGCACGCTGCTGATTGATGATCATCCATGGTTCGTGGCGGCCGATGTTTCGTCCGCCCTGGAATACCGTATTGCCGGTGACATGACTCGAAACTTGGACGAAGACGAAAAGGGTACGCAGATTGTGCGTACCCCTGGCGGCGACCAAGAAATGCTGGTCATCAACGAGTCAGGCCTTTACTCGGCAATCTTGCGCAGCCGTAAGGCTGAAGCCAAACGCTTTAAGAAGTGGGTCACCGCTGAAGTCCTCCCGGCGATTCGCAAGCAGGGCAGCTACCAAGATTCCAGCAATAAAATGAAGGCGCTGATGGATGATCTGGTCGACATGACCGAGACGAATGCCCTGAAAGGCTTGGCGCGCCACAAGGTGGCACATCTTCCGACCTCCATTCAGCGTAGTGCTTCCGCACGTATTTATTCAGCAGTGCACACACGCTTCAACGTACCGCGCATTGAGCTAATCCCTGCAAGCCAGTTCGAGTCGGCGTGCAACTTCATCGCGGCCTACGCAGTTCTTGAGGGTGAATTCATTCCGAAGGGGCAGGGCAAGTCATTCGACATCCCGGAGAAGCTTGGTCAGTGTGAGCGATATCTCGTCAGTGCCGATCCAAAAGGCAACGCCCAAATAACTCCAGTTCCAATGGGCGCGTTCGTTCTGACTCGACAGCAGTTCATGCAATCAATGCTCGTTCACGGGGATATGCCAGTATCGACGGCGGAGATGTTCGAGTTCGTAGTTCTGGCTACTGAGAATTTGCGGCGCCGGTCGCTCTACCAAACCGCGCGGAGGGCGGTGGCATGAACTTCACCCTCAAAGAAGGTGGACGTGCCCTGATCCTTATGCCGGAGCGGCCAAATCTTGTCGGGCGCTCCGGCCAGTTGATCCGCAAGATCGAAGAAAACTGGCTGATGCTGGTCGATGGCAAGCGCTACTCGGTCAGCGAGAAAAGCCTGATGCCTCTGGACGGCTTCAATCCAAATGTGGCTGCGTCTATTGAACTGAGGAAGACAGCATGAGTAGCGTAGTTCCGTTCAGCTTTAAAGGTGCCGGCGTTCGCGTGGTTGCTGACGATCACGGGGAGTCTTGGTTTGTTGGTCGCGATCTATGCTCCGCGCTTGGTTATGCGGATCAAACCAGCGCAATGAAACAGCACTGCCGTGGGGTGGTGAAATACCACCCCATCGCTGACAGCCTTGGGCGCATGCAAGACACCCGAATTCTTGCAGAGCCGGACATGCTGAGGCTCGTCATAAATAGCCAGCTTCCCGCAGCTGAGCAGTTTGAACGCTGGGTCTTCGAAGACGTTCTGCCGACGATTCGCAGGACTGGCAGCTATCAAATGCCAGCGACTGACGCAACGATCCCAGTTGAGCGCCAGTTGCCAATTGCCGCCGATAGCCTTGACGCGGCGAAGCGCATTGCCGAGTGCTTTGGCCTTGAAGGTAATCAGGCTCTGTTGAGCGCCAACAGCATGGTCAAGTCAGCTATCGGCGTAGACCTGATGGAAATGGCGGGGGTTAAGCGGTTGGTCAACGAATCACAGGAAATGAACTTCACCCCGACCGAGCTTGGCACGAAGTTCGGCATGAGCGGGGTGAGCATGAACAAGTTGCTCGCCGAGTGCGGGCTACAACATCAGGTGATCTACAAGCCAGGCAAGAAGCGCTGGGACGTTACGCCTGACGGCAAGCTCTTCGCGGTCATCACCGACACCGGCAAGAAACACAGCGACGGAAAGCCGGTTCAGCAAATCCTATGGAAAGAGTCGGTGCAGCAGATGCTGGCCAGGCTGGCCGACCAGCTTCGGTCCGGGCTTCCGGCCGTCGTTGCTGGCGGCGTCCGACGTTAGATTCAAATGTGATCCTGCATCACGTTTAAGTGCCGTCACGAAATTAACCCCGCCCATGCGGGGCTTTCGTGTTGCTCCCTTGTCGGTGATAAAGTCTCGCCACACATCAACGAGGGAACGACATGAAATTGATTGTAGGAGCTTTGGCGCTAATGGCGCTGGCCGGGTGCCTGGAGCAAGAGAAGGTGCCGGAAGGGCTTGCGCAGGCAACAAAGCAAGCCAAGGATTTAAGTATTGCCGATAACTCCCCCGACTTAACGGTGAAGTCATGGTGGGCTGCCAAAGACGCCGCCATGCGTCTCGATAGCCAAATCTGCTTTGAGTATGTGCGCCTTCAAGCCCCCGCAAGCGAGAAGCTCCACAAGCTCGCCACATCCGAGATTCCAATAGATAGACCTTGTGATGGTGATGTTTTTATTTTTGATCGCGCAATCACAAAGGTCGAAATTCAGTCGGACACTAGAGCGGTGGTCAAGGCCACTATTAAAAACGCGACACCTCCAGAGGCGGGCGCCGTTCTGGACGATAGCGACATTAAAGCAAGAGCTGAAGGCGAGCCTTATCTGTATACGCTTGAGCGGAAGGATGTCTCCAGTGGATGGGCTATATCGAGAATTGATAGATTCCCTTCGTATGCTAGGAGCTGGGAAAGGGCTTATGAAAAGCCACAGCCATCTACTAATCGGTTCGTCTATGAGCAGTACCAATAACGAGGGGGCGATATGAAATTGTTCATTGGGGCGCTGGCCCTGGCTGCGCTGGCGGGGTGCTCGACATCTGGAGTGCAGCAGGGGGCGCCTTCGTTTTCCGCGCAATCGCAGAAGACGCCACAGCAGTATGCTCGCTGCCTTGGCCCTAAATGGCAGGAATTCAACCCGTCAACTAGCTCCATAGAGACGGAGAGTGGCTACAAGCTTTCCGCATCGACAGCTTTTACCGGGGTTGTCGCGCTCGCCCTTGTAGATACGTCTTCAGGCGGGTCGCTCGTAAAGGTATTTCTCCCAATGGACTGGGCTGGAACGGCTGGCTGGAAGGATGCTGCCAAAGCCTGCATTTAAATATTTCATCGCGAAATTAAAGGCCGCCCACGAGGCGGCTTTTTTACACCTGGAGAAAAACAATGGCCGCACTCGCTATCGAATATCAACCAATGACTACGATCTTGCTGTATGGGCAGCTTAGGAAATTTGGACGCTCTTTTCGGCTTTCTGTGCGCACTCCGACCGAGGCGATCAAGGCGCTTTGCGTACAAATTCCTGGCTTTGAGCGTTTTATCTCCAACGCAAAGTCGAGAGGGTTGGAGTTCGCTGTCTTTCGAGGAAAGAATAATCTCGAAGAAAAGGAGCTTTGCTACGAAGGTGCTGGCGACATTCGTATCGCTCCCGTGATCACGGGCAGCAAGCGAGCCGGACTGCTTCAAACTATTGTCGGTGCAGTGATGATCGTTGCCGGTGTTGTGGTGAGCGGTATGTCATTTGGCCTTGCCTCACCTGTAGGCGCCGCTCTGATCGCTGGCGGTATCGGGATGGTCGCCGGCGGCGTCATCCAAATGCTCAGCCCCCAGGCCGGCGGCCTCAAGACCAGCGCCGCGCCCGAGAATACGCCCGGCTACGCTTTCGGCAGTGCCAAGAACACCACGGCGTCGGGCAATCCTGTCTCGCTGTGTGCAGGCCGTCGGCGCTGGGGTGGTGCGATCATCAGTGCCGCGATTTATGCCGAAGACCAAATGTGAACCCGGTATCCGGAAGGAGAGCGCTTTTGAAGCCCCATATAATGGTAGAGAGATAAAACCCTCACTATTGCGGTAGCAGGCGTCTGAAGGGATTAGCCCTTCCGACAACAGGTAGCGCCTCGAGCGTAGGTAATAGGGCACCCATAAGCTACAAAAACCCTCACAAGAACAGGATAGGTCGCTCAGCGAGAGTGGAAAATTGCCAATTACCATGGAGAGAAGGTTTAACCCTCACATGGAGGGATAACAAATAGTCGGGAAACCGACACCCTGAGGCGCTGATGATCGAAAGATCGCCGGGCCAGAAAAGCAAAACCCCCGGACGCTCGCAACGTGCCGGGGGTTTTTATTTCAACCCCTTGTTAGGACCAAGAGGAGAACTTGATTGGATATTAGCAAAATCATACGAGAGGTACGAGTGATGGCAATGAAAATGCCTGCTTGGCGGTTCGTTCTGCTCTGCATGCTCGGGATGATAGTCGCAGTCGGATATCTGGCTGGGAACATCCCTTGGGACAAGATTCTGTAGCGTTCGCAGTTTTAAATCATACACCGCCCATGAGGCGGTTTTTTATTGCCTGGAGAAAAGCATGGGCGCAGCACGCAAGATCGATGTTCATGGCGCCAAGGGCGGTTCCGAGAAGCCTAAAACTCCAACCGAGGCACCAGACAGCCTGCGTTCCGTCGCCATTGTGAAAATGCTTATTGCGGTGGGTGAGGGCGAGTTTGAAGGTGCTCCGACCGCCAAGGACATCTTTCTCGACAATACGCCGCTGCAAGACCCACAGGGGAACATGAACTTCCCTAACGTGAAATGGGAGTGGCGCAGCGGGGCTGTGGACCAGCCCTATATTCAGGGCATCCCATCGGTCGAGAACGAAACAACCATCAGTACCGAGCTGCGCAGCGGCACGCCGTGGGTTCGAGCGATCACCAATACCCAGCTCTCGGCTGTACGTGTGCGCTTTGCCTGGCCTGCGCTCCAATCGGTGGACTCCGGCGGCAACATCAACGGTTACACGATCGGTTATAAAGTCGAGCTCGCAACGGACGGGGGCACGTACCAGGAAGTTTTGAACGAGGCCGTGTCCGGCAAGACCACCAGCCTGTACGAGCGGACCCGCCGCATCAATCTGCCGCGCGCAACAACCGGGTGGCTGCTGCGCATCACTCGACTGACGGCCAACCAGAACAACAACAAAATATCCGACACCATGCAGATTGCCGGATTCACTGAGGTGATCGACGCGAAGATTCGATACCCGAACACCGCGCTGCTTTACATCGAGTTTTCTGCTGAGCAGTTCCGCAGCATCCCGGCGGTGACGATCGAATGCGATGGTCGGAAATGGCAGGTGCCGAGCAACTACGACACCAGGTCGCGCACCTATACGGGCGTCTGGGACGGAACATTCAAAGAGGCCTGGACCGACAATCCTGTTTGGCACACTTACGGCATCACTACGAACGACCGTTTCGGCCTGGGCCGTCGCATCAAGCCGTGGATGGTGGACAAGTGGGAGCTGTACCGCATCTCGCAGTATTGCGACCAGCTGGTGCCGGACGGTAAGGGCGGTATGGAACCGCGCTTCCTCTGTAACTTGAACCTGCAGAGCAAGGCTGACGCCTGGTCGCTACTGCGCGATATCTCGGCGATTTACCGCGGCATGACCTACTGGGCCCAGGGCCAAGTATTCACGCTGTCGGACATGCCG